TACAGTTCTGATGGATGTACCAGAATCAGGATTACAAGAAAAAACATAGGTACCTAACGACCAATAAAATGTATTAGAATCTACATCATAAAAACTACCACGAATAACATCAGTAGATGTTCCTTTTTGTAAAGTGTAAACAGACGGAGTAAGACCAGGACGCTTCTTAAGCCTCACTTCCCTTTGTTTATTTTCTTGACTGATTCGGTCATAATACAAATTAATAATCTGCAAGTCTCGATTAACGGACATGTCCCCACTACGATACAGGGGCGATCCATCAAAAAGAATGTCTTCCTGATGATACGTGCTGTATTGTGGATTTTGAGAAAAAGCCATTACTGTCTCTTTGTTGGTTGAACGTAAAAACTACCATCCTCATCGCCGTAATCTGATGCTTGCTTCCAATATAAAGCAGCCTCAGTCATCAGCAACTTCCTATCTTCAAGAGGCAAGCCATATTCAGGGGCTAGTAATTGTGCAGTTTTGTAGACAATAGCTGAGGTCCAGTATGCAGGAAAGTCTGGAGTATCTGATGAAGAAACAAAATCATCAAACTCTTTCTGATAAACCACTTGAAGTGTTTTAGTTGAGACAGTTGTAGAGTCGCTGGTTAACGGCCAAATGGAAACAGTACCACCTTGAATACTTGGTTGCCAAGTCCAATGCACAGGAATACCAATAGAATTACGGGGAAGCTGCATAAAATCATACAAGCTCTTTTCCTGTAATGCATATTGTACCCCACCACTATCACGTAAATATACCGCCATTACTTTAATGGAATTTGCCATGGTATACACTTGGGATGTGGTGGAAGGGGTTAAACTTTGAATAGTTCTTTTCCACAAAGGCATACCATCTGCAACCGCCAAAGCAATCACAGAATTAAGAGCTTCAGCACCATCGGATAACTGGGTGGTAGTTAAACTATTATCTTCCCCAGGAATTCCAAGTTTTGCATATGCCCTAGTAATGATTTGATTTCTAGTTCTTTCCCAAGAAGTATCACTAGAGGTTGTCATAAATATCCTTAAGAAATAACCACAGGACCACTAAACGCTTTTCCTGGTGGGGATTGTGAAACAGTGCCATCTGAATTGGTAATAGTCAACCAACCCACAGCTCCAATTGCCAAACTAGAAGTAGACACATCAACATCCAAAACACCACTACCATCGGTGGACTCAGCCACGCCTTTGGCTGATGGAGCAGTAAAAAGGTCTGGTGTAATTTGGTCAAAAAATGCCCATTTTAAACCAGTTAACCCAGTTACTGCGGTAGACCCATCAGACGTTAGTGTAAGGATAACATGTTTAGAAACTACTGCACCAGAAGCAAACCCTTCAGTAATAATTGAAGATGGAGAAAATAAATATCCACCTGTAATGATGGGGCTTGCTGACATAGCTAAGTTGCTCTAGTAATAGAAGTTGGGGTTGTTGCGTCGTTTAGGGTAAAAGTAGCAGCCGTAGTAGAACCATCAAACTTCTTCAGAGTTAGGGTAGTGCTACTAATAGACTTCTCACCAAAATGAGCCAGAAGCTCACATAGCGCCTGGGCAAGTGTGGGTGCAGCACCATCCGCACGATAGGCTTCGGTCACTTGAGTTGTTAAAGCTGCTGTTGCAACACTAGTCTTCATGGTGGCGGTCAGGTCACCAGAAGTAGGGGCATTGGTTAGATTGGTCACAGTAGTGATTGCACCACCGCTAATACCAAGTCCTGTAAAACCGGCTGGTAATGTACGAATATGTTGACCAACCACTACAACGTTAGCAGTGGATGACTTTCCTGTAAAATGCAAATCATCAGCATTAGATTCAGTTTGTGATACGTCAAATTCATACCACCCAGGGGCATTTGTTGAACTAAGCTCAGTCGCAGAAGTATCAGTTAACGCAGCAACTGCTGCATAGTCTTTTGAGACGTACACAGTAATATTAGCCGCATCCCCTGTTTTTGGTGCACCTGTGCTATAGTCAAAAGCGTACACCCGAATCTTTTGGCTTGCAGTATTTTTAAACATTTAACCCCCAATCATAGAATAATAAGTTTGCGCAGCCTTGGCAGTACCGCCCCCAGCAGACACATCTTTAAAGGCCATAGAAGCCACAACAAAACTTCCTGATGCACTAGTACGATCCCAACCAGCAGTTGGTGGGGTTGTTGAAGATGTAACTTGCCTGCCACCACGTTCCCATTGGAAACCATCAATATCAGAGTTACGAGTCCAACCTGCACCACTAGCCATTCCAGTGTCAGCTTTATCTCCAACATAAGCAATAACCAATGCCTCAGAAGCTTGAGCTAATGTGGCATATGTTCCAGCTAAAATGGTAGTAGAAGTGACAGAAGTAAGTCCTTGGCCAATACATTGATCTAATGCACCCCCACCACCTAATCCGGTAATCTCATACCAATAAGAGCCTTTACGTTCAGAACCACCATCCCAAGTTACAGTAATTGTGGTTGTACCAGCACTAGCATTGGCTTTGTAATAACAGCCCATACGTACACCAATACCTGTAGAGGTTACATAATCAGCACCACTAATAGATGCTTTAGTCCATGCACCATTAACATCATCTGAAACACCTGAAGGAATTTGAGTTGTGGTATATGCCCAAAAAATAATTGCTAGAAGTGATCCAGCAGTTACTGTTTGTGGGGCTAAAATTTCAGTTGCACCAAGACCAGAAGATTGTTGGTGACCATAAGTGTTTGCAATAACTACAGCCATTTACAGCACCCTACAAACTTGAATGGGGTGGTCTACCCCAGTAATTCTAATAAGCACTTTTACGCTCCCAAAAGTGGCAACACCAAAACGATGGTAATTTCCATTAACACCATTTTCACCATAAGTTGCTGTTGTTCCTGTATATTTAGTTACAGTCCAAGTTGTACCACTGATACCTGTGATGCGATATAAACATGTTCCAGCATCATTGCCTTGAATCCATACTGTACCAGTTGCATGGTCATAAGCTGTTCCTGCTGCATTTAAGAATCCTGCTGGAGAACTACCACCCGCACTTTCCGCAAGATTAGTTGAATTAAAATCTGCATGTGAACCATCTAAACTAGTTAAAGTAATGGTATCAGTATATGGTGTAAAATCTGTGGCTCCAGCATCTAATGCTGTGCCAATTTTCATTCTACTCTTTACTGTATTATGAATACATGCTAGTTCACGGCGTTCTTGGAATTTAATAATTAATGAGTCTGCTCGTTTAAAGCTTGGATGTGAGTATGGAATTGTAACAGTACAAAAACTATTACCACCACTAATTTCCGCTGACCAGCGGGATGTACTTGGAGTAGCTAAATTAATCAAACCACTAGTAAAATCTCCTGTGACAAAAACACATTTTGTGCCGTCTCTAAATTTTAGAGCCCAACCCAAAGCACTGTCAAAATGAGGACCAGGAGTATCTGAATCAGAAGTCCACCAGGGAACAGCATAATCCCCTGTATCCAAGTTGCAAATGTTGTAAGGCCATGTCGTCAATAACCCACCATTCACATTTCCAGGATACCCTAAAGTTGACATAGTGGCTGGAGGAATATATTCTAAACCATGATACGTATGTGCAGAACTTGGATGACCATTCTTTAACGGCCAAGACACACCATAATATGCATATGTTGAACCAGACCAATTTTCAAATAGTTTACTGACAATATTATAGGCTTGTAGTTGTGAAGTCGATGTTCTGTCTACAAGTCTAGTACACTTCATCTTAGCAGCACTTACTTCAAAGATAGCGTTGGAGCAAGGATGTCCATCCCCATGGCCTCCTCCCTGAAGAATCATGCGTTTGTTAGATGAATCCCAGGCTGCTCCGCACCATGGATCAGTTAAACTATTATTGTCTGGGGCACTTGTACCACTAGGGAGCGTTGGTAGTTCTTGGACACTTCTTAATGTGGTGTTGGTTCCTGCTACTTCAATCCATTGTAGGGTTGGTAATGCATCAAAATCACTTTGAATAACATTCCCAGTACCATCACGGTTAGGAGTCCAAACAGAGCCTACAAGATTCAGGCTTAGGTTGTTTTGATCTCCCCAGGCCACACTAGCACGACCACTAATAATAGCACCCATATCAGGGGCTGCTCCACTATATCCATCAGTGATACCGGCTACAACATAACCTGTGTTTTTCCCAGTGCTAGTACTCTTTAACGACATATCTACAGGACCAGACGTGTATTCTGTAGAAAAATCAGCTCCTAATGTTGGTTTCACATTAAAAGGATTGGCTTCTAAAATAACATCACTCACTTGTCGTTGTAGTGAATCAAATAAAGTATTCCGGCTACCTAATCCAGCAGCAGCTAACGCAGGGGTAGCAAAGTTTCCACCAGGAGACTTTAACCAGTTGAAACTCATGTTTGAGGAATACCATCCATTGTGGTGCCAGTCCACATAATCAACCACGGTATCAGATTGAAATGTTGCATCAGGGCCTTCGTATACAATCACATTGTTTACAAAAGCAATAGCGTATTGAGCTGGATCAGAGAATTGCATTTCAAAACCGAAATCACCTTTGTAAGGTCCATTGTCAGTTTTTAAGAAAGTGTTATTATACCCAAGTGTGCCATACGCATGGCTACTAAACTTCACACCAAACCGGGTATAGTTAACAACAATGTTTCTGAAATAATAAACAGGACCACCATAGATAGCATCAAAGCTAATTAGTGTTCCGGTGTTGGCAATCCATGTATCATACAAAGCAATGTTTCTAGTGCTGTCATCAGCCTCTAGAACATCATCACCTCCACGATTGACTCGGTTTCTAGCAAAAAAAACAGCAGCACTTACAGAGCCAGCCAGAATACTGTCCGTGCTATTTCCATAAGAAGCAAAGGTATCACCAAACCCTGTTAATGTGTTGTTAAAAGCAAAGTTCCCTTGTCCTGGAATACAAATGCCATCATCATTCCAGGTCCAGTTTGGATAGTTACTTGGGGCCGCAGGATTGGGTGTCCAGGTCTTATCCCAGGTATTATTTCCTGTTAGTGTACAATCATATACTAATGCCCCCAATACGCGGATATAAGCCTTGATGCCAATATCAACTCCTGTAATTGTCACACGACGAATAGTAGGATTTACTTGAGCATAAGCATCATTAAAAATAACACCACGAGAGTCTGCTGTTAACCCGGAATCAATACCAGTGCCAGTCAATGTCATGTCTTCCAAAATAACATGATTTGCATTGTTCCAATAAATAACCGCACCATTTGGATTGGTGATATTGACTGTATTACGGGAAGCACCACGAATATAAATAGGGGAACCAGCAGTGCCACTAACATTAATCACTAAAGGTGCAGTTCTGTTATAAACACCAGCAGCTAAAACAAGAACATCCCCAGGAACTAAAGAATCAACTTTAGTTTGGAGATTATCTGAAATAGTGGCTGTTTTTGTAGCCGCTCCTGCGGCGGCTGGTAATGATCTTGTAGACCGTGTAGTCGCTAATACTACATCTGAATATCCAGGTTCATGAATAGTTAATTCCACATCATATGTGGTTCCTGGAGTTAAATCAAAAATTACCCCAGCAAAATTCTCTACTACAGGGGCCGGGCCACCTGTAGGAACTAATGCTGGGTTGACATATAATAAAGGATGCCCAGTGTTCCAAGTGCTAGCAGCAACTGCCTTGTATCGGACAGTTACAGTTGTTCCAGCAGCAGGAGTTCTTAACGTAGGACAATAGATTGAAATTTGTTCTGGTGTTTGTGCATCAAATCCAATAGTCGAAAATGGACTACTGACAGGTGCAGAAACAGAAACATATGTTGTTTTAGTTAAAGATACAGGTGTGCCTGACCAATATAATGTTAAAGTAACATCATATGATCCAGCAGCCAAATATACATGGGAAGGATTACTAGATGTACTAGTGCTCCCATCCCCAAAATCCCACAAAACAGAGGTATATGTACCTGTACTTTGATTAGTAAAAGTAACTGTCGTGGGAATAGTACCACTTAAAGGAGCACCAATAAATGCTGGAATTGGTGCCACTGGTGTAGGTACACTTGTAGCAGAAAATCGTTGTTGATGAAAAATAGGGTTGCCCAAATTAACCTCGTTGTTCAACAAACCATGCTGAGAAAATAGCTTCAATCTCGGAACTAGTTAAAGGAAGTGGGTTCCCTGCTCCAGAACCAATATATAATCCATACAAAAACTCATATGGAAATGTGTCATTGTCCGCTTGGGCACAATCTGCTGTAGCTAAATCAGCATAAGCACTTCTACCCCAAATGTAACATGTTTCTTGAAATGTATCTTGAGGTCTATTCCGAACCCATTCTGGAACTTGTTTGTCTTCTTTGACTCGTAAGTATTTCTGTGGATGATCATGTTCAAAATCCTTGTCACAAACCATTAAGCCATCCCAACGCTTGCGCATTTGGTTGGCTTTAAATTTGAACCCACAAACATCACAGATAGCATTCCAGCTACCAGCCAAATAAGTCATTGTCGTTTCAATTCACGAATATCAGTTTTAATTTCTTCAAACATACTGCGCAGTTCAACCTTGAAATCTTTGAAATCCTCCTTGTGGAGATATTCCTTTTTAATATCTTGTTGAGTACGCTCTAATTCATCAATTCGATGCTCATATAAGTCCATTGTGCGTTTCATAAAATATAAAACCCCACTAAATAAAGTTAAAACCACCCATTTAATGATTTCATATTCCATTATGCACCGTGATAAATAATACCTTGTGGGGTGCCTGGACCAGACACAACAACAGTAATTCCAAGCTCATAACGAACTGGGGTTGTCCAAATAGCACCATTACTACCAGTGTTTACTGAACCATTTACCTTAGCCAATACAGTGCCTGAAGTATCACCAGCAGCATTGTCATATGCTGTAACTGTAGCCACGTTTGTACCATCACTAATAGCATGGACGGCAGAAAGCACACCCTTGCCTGTAACTACTTGTACAGTACCTGCTGTAAGAATACCACTTGATTTCGCTGTTCCTGCCATTTCTTGCTCCTAAAAAAGAGGGGGACTAGCCCCCTCCCTACGTTATCGAACGTATGTGACGATAAGATAGATTTCCCCTGCGGTTGGGTTACCAGTAGAACAAGCACCAGCTACCCACAATGCAATGTCGCTACCCAGAGGTAGTCCATAGTTTTGCATAATACCACTTACTCCAGAAATACGGGCATGGGTGCCAGCAGTGTTCGTTAGAGCTGTGGTTGTAGTGAATTGAGTGCCTGCTGATGCAGTGCCCAAACTAACAGTAGGAAGGGTTACACCGTTACCTGACAGGGCAGTTTTAGTGTAATAGTCAAAAGAAAGGATAGTAGCGTCTGCTGGAAAACTAGCGACCTGAGTGTTCACCCCACCAGTTGTAAAGTTTGCTGATGTTAGTTTCACAACCTTCACCAGCATGTCCTTTGTGTTACTTAGTGGAGTTGGACCTGTAGGACTAGGATCACCAACTGCTACTTGGCCTTGTACAAAGTTAATTGCCATAATTGTTTCCTTAAAGAGGGGCCTAGTAATAGGCCCCGGGTTTCAATTAGGCGCCAGGAGAGCCGTAGATACCACGGAAGTCAGTCCAGCCAAACGAATAACGTCCGGTAGCCTTGTACTTCGCATTCTCGGTATCAAAGTCGTTATCCATATCAAAGCTGTCAGCACGACGTTCAAAATACTTCATACCGTGAGGTACGTCAGTACGAATGAACCATGCATCACTATCAGTTAGATAATGGTTGACAACGGTTGAGGGAATCAGACCCATATTCTTGATAGCGTTTAGGTCGTTGTTATCAGTACCAGGGCGACCATCGCTATTCAGAATACGTTTGGCTTCAAACATTAGCTGACGTGGGATAATCAATGTCTTAGGACGCACAGCAATGAGCAGTCCACGGTCATTAGTAAATCCAGCAATGTCAATTACTGCTTGTTCCAGGGCAGCTTCTGAAAGGTCAGCAGCAGTAGCAATTTGGTTAGAAACTGTACCACCAGCTAGAGTTGGGTGTGAAGTGCTCAGTAGAGTTACGCCATCCCCACCAACATAACCTGAAGTGTTGTAACGGTTGTACACGTTAGCCGCAACAATCTCTTTGGTTTGACGCATTGAGAATGCAAGACCTTGTGCCTTACGTTGACCAACAATTGCATATTGGTCGTCATCCATCGCTTCACGAGTGATGATAAAACCAAGCGCATAGGTTACATGCTGGTAGCGAGTGATGAAAGCTTGGCGTTCGGTATCGAACGTTACCGGCTGACCTTCACCCTTTTGAACAGCTAGACCAAAACTTGAAACACCCACATCCTCTTCAAATGCCTTTGAAGACTTGTAAGTATCGAACAGCTTATTCCACTCTTCAGGGTATTCACTGTATGCTTTTCCGTACCAAGCATTAACACCGGGCCAGAGGGCTTTTGCAAAGGAGCCGCTATTGATAATACTCATAGTTTATTCTCCTTATACGCCAGCAGAACCAGTACCAGTACCCATAGTAGCACTATTCAGTTTTACATAATAACTGAAATAAGTGTCCCCAGGGATATTGTCAGGGCGATTGGGGAAACCAACAACCTTGAGCGGGAGGGTAGCGGTCGTTGCCAAACCGGCGGAGTCAAGCTGCATACCAGACGAACCAGTGGTCGTGGAACCAGCAGTTGTAGTGAACTGACCGTTCAGACCCACGTTAGCAGTGATGGTGGCAGCAGCTACAGAAGTACCTGCATACTGAACCTCATACACAACATTAGGATCATCACAAACCAGTAGATAACGATCAGTTGATGCCCGACGATAAACGGGGGTATTCAGATCGTTAACAGGCGGTACGTTAACCGTATCACCCACACCAGTAAATAGGATACCAACTACAATTCCTACGGGAATGTCGGTGGCACCAGAAACACGAGTTACAGTCGGAACGCCTGTAGCTGCACGGGCATCACCCAGCAACTTCACGGCATCGCCTACCATGATTACAGTGCTATCTGAAGAAGGGACAAAATACACATTAGCTTGTCCATTCCAGGCAGCACCTGTAATAGTTTTTACAGGCCGAAAGCCATTAATACGTGAAACACTTGCCATAATAGCAAATCTCCATTTAATCGCTTCCGGTAGAAGACATTAGGGCTGACCGGTATTGATAGTCAGCTTACCATAATCACCTACACTAGAAGCAGTTTGTTTGATTGACTGCTCAAGTTGGTCTGTGGCTTGTTTCTTAAGGAGTTGGTCTTCTGCGTGCCAATCTTTTGGAATACGCATTAGATATGCCTTATCACCCTTACCTACAGATACTTGGGCTTTGCTTCCTTCTGCTGATGTTTGGTTGACCCGTTTATCCCCGATTCTTACCGTAGATGCATCAACAAGTTCATAACCAGCTTCTTGGAAAACAGCGATACGGTCGCCCGCATCATTCACAAAACGATATACATAATTCTCATCCTTACCCTTTACTGTCAGGATATTACGACCATTGACAGGGGTACGTGAGGGACGTTGCGCACTTGCGCTAGTAGTTCTTGCCATAACTATTCTCCTAAATTATCTGGTTGCTTTTAGCTGAGCAATGTACTCAGCCTTAGTCATAATACCAGTATCCACGATCTTTCGCATAATCTGTTCTTCATCGGGAGACATTACAAATGAATCCCTTGTGTTCCCACTCTGACGGGAACTAGACTCTACGGCTTGTTGCCGAGCAGGAGACTTGAACTTGTGAGCAAATTCCTGCTTAATTTCTTTTTCAACCAATTCTAGTACCTCCGAGGGTGAATGTCCTGCTTCAAAATATTCCTTACCAATTGTATCGGCTGCTGCTCGCATTGCCTTATTGGTATCATACCAAGGGTTTTTATTTACCCAAGATTGGAATTGAGCAGTGTATTCATCATCTACTTGTACCTTGGCGGGCTGTTCGACAATTTGGGTCTTTGCTTCTTGGATTTCATCAATCTTATCTTCAAGAGCTAGTACCTTTTCTGCATCGCCTTCACGGAAGGCTTGCTTACGTTCTTCCCGTAATGTTCGTAAGGCTCGTTGATATTCAACCTCTTTAATCTTTTGGTTATGTTGACCTAAAGCTTCAAGAGCTTGTTTAACACGCTTCAACTCACGATTCTGACTTTCAATACGTCCATCCTTGTTCGATTGCTTTTAGTTGTACAGGAGTATATTCAACTGGTTGAGGAGTTTGCTCAACAACTTGTTCTTGACCTTCTACAGGTTTGATTTCTTCGTTCATAATTATTCCTTAATTACAGCTACAACGTCTTCGTCGTTAATGATTACATAATGGGCTAGTGGTTCTGCTGGGTCTTCTACTTTCTTGCCAGAATGTTTGGCAAAGACAATATTATCTCCAACGTCTGCCCAAGGAACTCCACCAAAATCTTTCCAGGCGGGTGGTCCAATAGCTACTACTACCCCTTCATCTACACTTTCGTGATAACGTACATTCTGGTCTTTAGCAAGTTCAAAACCAGGAATAGCCTCTTTAGCTCGTTTAATTGCAAGATCGTGTTCGTCGTAATCTTTCTGTCGTACTAACACTCTGTGTCCACTCGGAATAATCATTAAGTCTCCTTAATCTCGTCTAATGTCACTTGTAGTAAGTCTTTAACGGCTTTAATGTAACCAGAATATTCTACATCTTTGCGGGTATCTTTTCCCACTTCCATTTGTAAATATTCTGTCATAACGGCTGCCCGTTCATCAAAGTGTTTCAAAATCTCCCGTGTTACTGGGTGCTTTTTCCAGTCTTGGAAGAGGTCTTTGTCTGTTGTTTCGCTAATTTGTTTTGCTCCTCTTTATGGCGCATATTCTGATTATGTGTTTGAGCATTTTGCTCAAGCTTTTGTGCATTTTGAGTCATAGCCTGAGCTTCAAAAATGCGCTGCTTGTGGATGTTAATAGCCCCATCAAGACGTGCTTCCATTTCTTTAATTTGCATGTCTTGGGCTGCTTTTTGCTGCTCCATAACCATCTTAAATTGTTGGTCACGTGCCGCGAGTTCACTCTTAAATTGCATTTCCTGCTGTTTAAGAGCAACTTTTTGTTCCTCCATTTGGCCCTTCATCTGCATTTCCATCATCTTGGGGTCAGGCGGAGGTTGGTAGACGCCAGTTTGTGCTACTTGTTGGCTCAAGACTTGTTCAATACTTGGTTGCTCTTGTGCCTCTAACACACGTAAAACTACCTTAACTGGATCAAGAATTCCAGGTACTTGGGCCATCAGTTCCATTAAACCTTGAGCTTTCAGCAGCTTTTCAGTTTGGGTAGGAGTAGATGGATCAGCACTTGGGCATACATTGTACGTTGAAGAATCAAAGTCTTCTGGAGAACCTGGAATATCCAGAACCATCTGGTACTTTGCTGGATCAAAATATAAACTATTCAGTTGGAACAGGCGTTTATATTCTGTCTTTAGCGCACGATAAATACGTTTGTAAACAGCAGTAAATACTTTCATACCCTGCTCAATCGTTGCCATCGTTGTAGTAGCAGGGGTATTCTGTCCAGGCATCTTTCCTACAAAGATTTCTGCTACAGAAGCAAGCTCCTTACCGGAGGTCACCAAAGTACCCATAAGTTCAAAGAGTACATTGGAAGGCTCTTTTGTAGGAAGCGGAAGAATCTGCTTCCTCAAGTCATCAGAGGTCGTGTTAATGGTTTTCCATTCACCAGGTTTCCACTGATTTTCTCCCATTTTCAGCTTCAGACCCTTGCCCAAGAAACCACCTTGTAGGTTGTTTAATGTGCCAGCATCAATAAGCTGGTTGATAAGAGTGTTTACACTTTCGTTTAATGGGCTAAGAAGAAGCCCAAACCCAATGTCATAAAAGCTGCCATTAGGGTTAGGAATAAAAGAAAATTTGGTGTAGTATTGGATTGGATCAATCTTTTGCAACGATCCATCCGTGTCAACGAAGATGGTTGTTTCATCATAACGTGCCACAATCCTTAAGATTTTTCGTGATGCTCTCTCAAACACGACAATGTAAGGTTCCGCATAACCGTCATCATCAAGATCATAAAAAGTATGTTGCTCAATAATTTCATAAGGTGTCGAAGCATCTTGTTTAATTACTGCTGTAACTTCCTTAGGAATACGAACAACAGGATCACCTAAATCTACATCTAGATAAATACCACTTAGTTGTCGTTCTTTGACTTCACGTTTGTTTAGGCGGATTACTTGAGAAACCCGTTCTGCGGTGTCTAAATTCTTTGCCCAAAAATTAACCACTACATCAAGTGGTAATACAAGTTCAGAAACGTTGTGCTTTAAGGTACTATTGTAATAAGTCTTCTTGAATACAGTGCCAATGATGGGGAGCATCATTAGTAATTTATCCATATCCTCTTCCCAACCCTGCATTTCATGCAGCAATTGGTAAGACATATACTTAGAAACACGCTTGGCTTGGTTAAGTTTTTCTCCTGTAGGATCAACACCAAGAACTTCACATTTTACAATATCCCCAGTTACAGGAATAAGGGAAGGATATGCGCGTGCATTAAACTGCATAGCTGCTGTAGACAGCAGAGGATATTTAACGTTGCTGGCCCCATTCCAGGGGAAAGTTTTTTCTTCTTTAACTTGTAGAGCGAGCTTAGTCCAGTCTTCTAGATTCTTTTCCCACTCAGTGCGTGATTGTAAATCATACTCATAACCATCAGCACATTGCGCACTAATCTTCTGTAAAACCTCATCATCAAGGTTTTCAGCAATATTAGTTTCGTTTACCAGTTCTTGAAGCTTAGTAGCCCGTCCAGGCGCTGCGCCCATTGGCTGTGCTGCGGCTTGCATTGAGTTCATCATAATATTTTTCGTCTTCCTGTTCTTCCTTTGTAGGAGCTTCAATTAAACTATCAAGCATAATACCAATGTAAGCAAAGGCATCTACTTGGTCGTCTTTAGTTCCACGAGGAAATTTACAAAGTTCGTCTTCAAAAGCTGAATACCAGTCGCCTGCTTTTTCAAATTTAACAGCTCCTGCCCGCATACGGGCCTGAATACTTCTAGCACGACTAAGTTTGTCTTTTCCGCGATGTTCTAAAGGAAAAATGTTAGGAAATTCCCCTGTTCGCACCATTTCTTCACGTAAAAAGGGGCCAATACTTTGAGAAATTTGCATCTTTTCAATACCAAATAGCTCGGGTTTATATACTTTGTGCAGAGCCATGATGGTGTCTACAATTTCTCGTCCATCCAACCGCTCTCGTAACACGTTTTTTACGTGAATGATACGGTTTTCATCCATTCCGACAATAACAAACACGCTGTAGTCAGCGGTTTCTTCTTTAGAAATTGCCAAGTCGGCGGCAATGTAATAATTTAGAGTTTTTTTACGATCTTCTTGTTGAATTGAATGAAAATCAGCCCGTTTAAAATAGGCTACTGAGTCATCAATTGGCCGGTTTCTAAATTCTTGTGAATAAACATCCGAAAGTCCTCTAGCTCTATAATCAGCTTGTTCAGCCATGAACCATTCTGGAGAATATTTGTCAGGCCAAAGAATTTGGGTGAAATCATCAGTGTGTGCGTCATATTTTAGACTTTTCCAAGAACTTTTAGGGTTCTTGTTCCATATTTTTAGAGGTTCTTCAACAGTGTCAGCAGACCATACATTAGGCATTAGGTTATTCAACAGACTGTCTTCATGGAGGATGGTGCCTACAATACGAATAGCACCATCTGAAGACAAACAAGGAACTACTGCACCGTAGAACCATCGCTTAAATTTTTCTCTACGTTCTTTGTTGAGAACAATTTCATCGTTTTCTAGGTCGTCTCCAACAATCAAATCAGGCCGCTTGTTGTCCCATTTCAGGCCCCGCATCTTTTGCTCCGAACCTTTAGCTGTAATACGGAATTGGTATCCGTCATTACAATTGACAATTACATCGTCTTCTGTATCTTTCTCAAATCCTGTCACTCCAAATAGAGAGACAAGTTTGTCGTTATCCAGAAGTTCTCTTTTAATATCCCCTAGGAACTGAGTAGCCTGGGTAATAGTATCGGAAATGATAAGAACGTAACGCTTGTTGCGAAACAATACACAAGCCAAGACATAGGCCAAAGTGATTGCTGTAGACTTAGCATGTCTGCGAGGAGCAGCGATTGCCACTTTTGCATGTCTACTTGTACAGGCATCCCACCATTCCATGTGGCACTTGGGGGAATCAACCGCTTGGTCATAATTCTTTTGTAAAAGACTGGCTGAGAACCCGGCTACAATATCAGCCGTTAGTTGCATTTTTCTTGTCGTAGCTCCGCATAGCCCCTAGTCCAAGAATACCAAACAATACCTGCATGGTAATTGTAGTATCTAAGACAGGGAAGGCACCTGTATAATGGAAACCTACTGCTGCAATAAACTTGAGAAGAGGTTCCAAAATTGCAGCATATGCGAGCCCAAATCCGCCAACCCATATAACAAAAGGCCGCCCGCCACTAACGAAAAGGGATGAGCTTCCTGCTTCAACTGCATTAACTCCAATTTGAGCCTTCGCCAAATCCGTCTCAGCGGCCAGTTGGGCAAGCTCTCCGCTTTGCTGAAGTTTGAATAGTTCAATCTTAGCTTCCTGTGCTTTCTGTGGATCGGGCCACAGTTTATCAATAATCTTTCCACCAAAGTCAAAAAGACTTCCAAGACCAGTTAGATCAAACGCCATCTTTATCTCCGGGTTTTTGTGATGTTGTTGAGTAAGCTCCCATCAGCTTTGCGAGAAAAAGAACGATTGGCATGAGCAGAACGTACCCTAAGATTTGATCTAGAACTGGTTCCCCCTTTAGAGAGAGGGACTCGATGATCCACGTCTTTACCGTCACCTTTATGTACCTTTCCAGCTTTTTCCATCATACGTCGGGCTTTATTTTGCTCGACACGTTTCTTTACAACTTCAGGACGGGAAGTGTACTTAGCAACTTCCTTCTTATAATCCCTCTTTCCGTTCGTCATGTAAGGCAAGATTTGTCTCCTCAACTACTTCCACAAACGGAAGGTCTTTTTTAGTTTTCGTATTCCATTTCTGAAACTCTTTCGCAAGCAGAGTGAGAGTTTCCTGTACAGTGTCGGAGGACCGCTCCAATTTCGCTTGGAGTTCCTCAAGCTGGGCTTGTCGTGCGAGTAGTTGGTTTGCAATTGTAGTTGCCTCCCGAATTCCAACAGGCTTACGAATTACTTCACCTGTTTTGTTGTTTAGCACGAAATCGCCATTTTCCAGGCGATCTTTCATAACCTCGACAGACTGTTCAATAATTTCTGTCAGAGACTCATTGGTCTTGTTTTTCTTCTGACGCTTGAGGGTGTCTACAAGCTCAGGCCACCAAGACTGGCCTTTCCAGCTTATGAGCGTTTCATAGGGAATTTGAGTTTGTTCGGAAATCAGACGCATGTTCCCTAGCAGCATATACCGGGAAACAACTTCCATCTTTTTTTCCCAGGGATATTTTTCTGAGGTAGCAGGGAGGTTCATAGTTCCTTTCAGGACGAAGATTGTCTCTATACAGAGATTATATCATATTTTAACAGGAAAGTCAACATGTTTCTTTCAGAAAATGTTATATTTTTAACAGACCAATCTTTTTATAAAAAAGTTCTGTTTCTACGGAACTTTTTAGACAGGATTGTAATCTAATGTATTTATGTATTATATAAAGAATTATTGAATGTAATGAAATAATTCTTTTCTATGTATTATAAATACGAAGTATTTATACATGATTATATTATATATAAATTATAGGGAGGAGTAGATGAAATGCTTAAGGAAGGATACTTGAACCTAATGGTTCTTCGTTAGGGAGGATTCCATCCGACCGGGTAATCCCTCTAGAAAGGCTTTAAAGGGGTGTTAGAGAC